TAGTAGAAGGATTAATAATAATAGTAATGATAGGAGTGTGCATAGGTGCGGCAATAAAGCTGTTTAAGGAGTAGCGAAGGGAGGGGAGGGGGCGTTTCTCTCTCACCGACCGAAGGTCGCCACGCGCATTTTGTCCGAACATTCCTACTTCTCTCTAACTAAAAGAGAATAAAAGGAAGTAAAAGGACAGTATCTGAGGTATAGTAGACTTTGGTTAATACTCTATATCATATAATATGAGATCTTACAAGAGACAAGGGCTTATCTATTGAGAATAAAGGCTATCTACCTACTCATCTACTAAAGAGTATCTATTATGATATAAGTATATATTAATATAAAGATATACACATATAGAGATATAAAACTATATTAGAATGTATAAAAGATATAGGTTATAACGTATGGAATATGAATAGGATATATCAGGGGCCTGTCTCTCCCTCATCTTTTTTTCTCTATATAAGAAAATATCTTGCCAGATCCTACAAAAAAACATTAAAAAAAGTTGGATATATGCGTAAAAGTTCGTATATTTAAGTATTAAAATAAAGGTTATGACATATTCAGATAAGGTAAACAAGTCTAAAGACTTAAGAGAATTGATTGAATCACTAGAAGATGGTGATGATATAGTAGTGGAGTATGGTAAAACATATGACGATAAGCCTCAGACCTATAAGATAAAGGCCTATAAATCAGACTATGATAATAAGATGTCCTACAGTATATGGGATAGCTTTAGAGGTATGAATATAGATAAGTTAGGTAAGACTACTATGAAAGGATATACTTACGATATGATGTCTCAGAAGACTACATATGTCTTTCCTTTATATAAGATGAATATAATTAAATAATCTATATATGAGAGACTGGTATGAATTTAATAGAGATGCTATTAAGGCATTTCTGAAGAGACCTATCAAAGGTATAGTAGAATTTTTATTTATAGCTCTAGTGTTCTATCTTTTGTATATAACGCTATGGATTGTATGTCCGTGTTAGGTTAGCCTTCCGGCATTTTGACCTCACCTTGCTATAAACCTGCCGGTATAGTTCCCTTACCGGTACGTACGCGGCATGGCTGGCCCATACCTATTTTCATATTTCTGATGATTTTTAGTGATATAGTAATATATATTTATATATTCATTAAATAATAAAAGAATACTAATACCGGCCACATCTTATATAATAAGAATAAATTTAGTAGAAATAATCCGGAAATAATAAAGAAAATATACCTTTCCACAAATAATAAGATATTACGAAGATAGATATCCAGACAATTAGAACGTCCCATTTTATTTTTCTCATAGTTAGGTAGGCATCTTTTTTAAGAATACCGTTATTTTATGTATCATAGCAGTAAATATAGCCAGTCCTATACCGGCCGTAAATGATTCAGGATTATTTGATAGTGGTTTCATTAAAAATATATATGAAGCCAGTGCTAATCCGTCAACTACTAACATTCCATAGGCTATTATTAAGAATAACTCTTTATATCTTATAGCTATCTCTCTTATTAGATAGGTTATTTGTATTAATAGAATTATTGATGCTAATCCTAAAAGAAAACTCTTATATTCCATTTACGATTTAATCTCTTCTGGATTCACTCTTTATTCTAGCCGCTTCCCATACCTCACTCTGTACTATCTTACCAGTATTCTTTGGTTCAACCTCATAATTTGTACCATACATGTAGACAGGACCGTGGTATTCGTACATTCTCAGTGGAATATCTACGTTTCTATGCCTAACTTCCGTAGGCTCAGTGATTCTTCTAGGTCCATCAAAGGATCTAAAGTCTTTCGACGTAGTTCTATACCAGGTTTTACCCATTTTTACCTCTAAAACCCCGGCAGTATTGTAATTATCAATTAATTTTACAGTTTCACCCCTTTTTTCACTCATTTTAACCAGTTTACTAATATATTAATGGAGATTAGCACGTTCGTAATGATTGCTTGTATAATTATAAACGTTCTAAACCACGCTACTTGGTCGGAATACCTATCATCCCGAGCATCTGCCTTCTCTCCCAAGGCTCTTGCCCACATAATCCATAGTCTTTTTCTCATTCTATTGCTACATCGGTGTCATCTCTTACTTTCCCATATTCTATATATAAATCTGTCTTAAAATCCTTCATTACTTCATAAAATAATTGTTCTTTATAGACAGCTTCTTGTTCTAAATTATAAATTCTATCATCTAAGACAGAAACTATAGCATAAGAGTAGTAGAGATTCAGTAGTCCTACAATAGAGAACCATACCAATAGACCATATAACCAATTTCTCTTTCTATTTTCACTCATATAAATAATATAAGAACTTTTTGGTTAAGAAACAAGAAATATGGGGGAAAAAATTCGGGAAAAATTTCTCTATATAGGGGGTTTCTGTCCTACCTTAGAAATCTTAGTATCGATAGAAGATATTTTATCTCTATAGAAAGCACATAAGAGGTAATTCTCTTGAGCAATAGCCAAAGTCAATTTAGATTCCCAGATTTCTCTCTCCTTAAGTTGCCTTTCTATATATTTTATCTTATATTCGTACATATACTCAGAATATACGAACTATTTATCAATATAGCAACATCTGAAATGAATAAATTAGACCCACATACTCTCTTCTCAATCTTCGAACAAGGAGACGAGGAAGTATATAAAGAGCACAAAGTAACTAACGTGCTCGACAATCCTTATGTCATAGTGGGTATGGTAACACGCTCGGTTCAGAACTACTACCTTATGGAGGCTATGTATGAACGTCATTATAAAGAAGCGTTCAAAGAAGCTAAAGACGATATTAAGTACAAGTACTATAGTAAAATGTATAATTACATCGATAGATTAAAATTAAATAAATTCGAAGATGTATATTCTATCGGAGATGCATATGACTTAGAAGCTACACTCTATGCTTTTAATGATATATTAAAATACTTCGAAAAAAGAGAACAATACGAAAGATGCTCTGTAATTAAAAACGTACTGGATATTATCGAATCTAAAATGCTTACTAAAGAACTAAAGAAGATCATTCAATAAAAATCTCGGGCGAACTTCGCGCGTTTCGCGCGGCGGCCTAATCCGTTCTATTAAAACTTTTTAACTCAACCCCTTTTCTTATGCTAAATCTAGCTGTAAAGGTTCTATTAGTAATAATAGCAATATATTTAATAGGAACAACTAAAAGAGATGATGAAAATACTTAGTGAATTAGTTGCTTTTCTGCATATTTTTTCTTATATTTATATTATAAATTAAAAAATAAAGGTTATGTATAATGTAAATTTTAACGATTATCTTAAAGCAGAGGTTATAGACTTCTTAAAAGCTAATCATCTTAAAGCTTGTGATGAGCATCTTAATAAAATAGTTGAAGACGTAAAGTTCGAATGGAATGAGATAGGCGATAATGAAGCTAATCTTAATGAAGTTATCGAGCATATAGTTAATGTTGAACTTTTAAAACTTTCTATATAATGAGTACTTATCCAAGTTTATACGATAAATTAAATAAAGTAAATAAAACGCAACTTAAAGAAAGAACTCTTATCTATCCTAATTTAGGTAGAAAAGTATTAAGAATCTTAGAAAATAAAGATTTCGTTACTGATCTTACTGTAGGAGAGTTAGCGGATATGAATGGTATGGTTACCTTAAATGGTGAATGGTTAACTTCATTAAATATTTATGAATACTTTGAGTCTAAAAAATAAGTTAATAAGCTTAGTTTTATTAAGTACTCTTTTATTTAGCTGTACTAAAGAAGAAGAAGCATTCGTACCACTTTGTCCTGATGGAGAATGTGATGCGGAGTTAATAATAAACTATCCTCAAGATGAAGAGGGTAATTATATAGTCGATTTAGACTGGGACGGGGAGTATTGGCCTCGATTTGATATCGAAGTTTTAGTAGATGAGACATCTCCAGAGTATCATTACAATGGTGAACCTCATATTATAGCAGCTTTCGATACAGATAGTTATTGGATAATGGGAGATAGCCTTTCGGTTACTTTTCCTTTATATAAACCTTGGGTAGGTTTGGAAACACAGTGGGGTGATCCTATACCCGTTGGTACTCAGACTATCTATCTAAGTCAGTTTCAAGGCCAAGTACTACCTCTCGTTCAAAAGAGTGAGATATATTTTAATGAAGGTTACTCTAAAAGAATAGTAGGACCAGTTCCTCCAGAATTTGAGAATGATACTATACAAATATGGATGAAAGTATGGTGGGATGGTGGAGTAACAGTAGAAGAGAAAACTTATTTAGAAAAATTTATTATAAAATAGTTGCCTTTCTGCTTTATTTTTATTATCTTCAATAATATATAATATATAAGTATTATTAATTATAATTTAATATATTAATTATTAATTATTATTAGTACTTAATATTGAATCTAATTAGTTATTAAAAAAAGGTAAACTATATGAGCTTAACAGCAGAACAGATACAAAAGAATTGGGAGAAACATCTTAAGATAGTTGATCATTACATTACGGATAGAAAGAACGACGTTAATACTATGCTTGAGGACCTATCCGAAGGTTATGTAATGGCTCCTGCTAGTGGTAAATCTTGGTTCCATAATGCATTCGCAGGTGGATACGTTGATCACGTTAATAGAGTTGTTGAGTACTCAGTAAAACAGAAGAAATTATATCAAGAAATGGGAGGAACTATTGACTTTACAGATGAAGAGTTAGTATTCTCAGCCTTATTTCATGATTTAGGTAAAATAGGAGAAAAGAATAAAGAGTCTTATATACCTCAGACTGATAAATGGAGGCAAGATAAGCTAAATGAGATGTATACTCCTAATACCGAACTAGAATTTATGTTAGTTCCCGATAGATCCCTGTTTACTTTACAGAATTACGGGATAAAAACTACGAAAAACGAATATTTAGCAATAAAACTACATGATGGAGTGTTTGTAGACGGTAATAAACCTTACTTTTTTAGTAATACACCGCATTCTAGGATGAAAACCTCTATAGTAAACATATTGCATTGTGCAGACTTCCTAGCTTCCAAGGTTGAATACGATATTTGGTTAGCTTCAGGTGGTACGACTACACAAAAAACTACTAAAAGTAAATCTACTACAGGAAAAACAGTTAATTCCTCTAAAGGTTTACAGAATCTAATAAAAAAATTGTAAGATGACAGAATTTTTTACTGTAACTAACATAATTATTAGCTTTTTAGTTGCCATTTTGGTAATTTTTTTATATATTATAAGAAATCTTATGGTAAAAGTAGAGAAATATGAAGATGTAACCACAGATCAAACAGGTTACCTTCAAAATATCTCCGATATACTAAGAGATTCCCAAAAGCACCTTCAGTCCCTTGACGAAAAAGGGGTATTTCAGAGTGACGATGAGGTCGGTTATTTTTTTGAACAGATGAAAAAAGTACAAGACGAATTAGACCGTTACATGTTACCTGAAAATTATGGCGAGGAAAAAGAGCAAGAATAATTACTTTACAAAAGAAACAGAAGAGTATATAAAGAAGTACAACGTCTCTACGGATCACGAGTATAGAGCAAAGATCTTCACTGATCATATCTACTTTCCCTTTTATAAATTAGCCGAAAACATTATTCATACGTTTAAATTCTACTATACTGATGTAGAAAAGATAGAAGACCTTAAACATGAAATAGTTTCTGTATTATTAGAAGAAAAGATTATGAAGTTTGACCCTGATAATGGAGCAAAAGCATATTCTTACTTCGGTACTATAGTTAAACGTTGGTTAATTAACTACAATAATAAGAACTTTAAGAAGCTTAAACAAATAGGTTCTTTTGATGAAACCGAAAACTATCATACTCATAACCCAGATATTAGAGAAGACGGAGCTATATCTTTAGGAGAGTTTATAGATATTTGGGTTGATGAAATGTATGAGCAGTTAGATGAACTATTTACCAGAGATATAGAAAAGCAAATAGCTGATGCAGTTCTTACTATATTTAAGACTAGACACGACTTAGATATCTTTAAGAAAAAAGCACTTTATATCTATATTCGAGAGATGACTGACTGTGAAACCCCTAAACTTACCAGAGTAATAGCTAAACTAAAAGAATGCTTTTACGAAAAGTATATGGACTTTAAGGAAGAAGGGTTAGTTTACAATAAGCCTTTATAACCATATTTATAATAAAATATAAATTATGGCCTTAGATAAAGAGATATTCAAAGGTAAAACACTTTCTGATTTATTTTCTGAAATCCATGATAATTCTAGCAATACTAGAAATCAAGTAAAAGGATTAATAGGAGAACTAAAACCACTTATAGAAAATATAGGTGATGCTACTCTTATAGTTCCAATGATTAAAGAATATATGGAAATAGGAGTAAAGAACGATGAACACCTAATTAAGTTAGCAACTATAGTACAGAGACTAGAATCAGTTGCAGCTAAAGGAGGAGACGGTGAGATGTTCGATCTTATGGAATTACAAGACTTATTAGAAGAACAGGAAGAAACTGCTAAAGAAGTCGATGATATAAATAAAAAGGTAGACGAAGAATAAACATTTCTATAATGTTAGGAGAAAAACCAGGAATCAAAGTTGGACTTGCCGAAGGTGTAAATGGAGGAAGAGGCTCTACTAGTATTTATGGAAGGGTAGTAGATGTTATTACTGATGCTTTCCATCCTAAATATAAAGAGTACGGAGAATCTAATGCACTTAACGCAGTATTATTTGTTGAAATAGGAACAGGTGGTACTGAAGATACCGAAGAAGGTTTAAAACTAGCATTCGATGGACAGCCTGATGTAAAAAAAGCTCCTTTAAAAGGTGAAATAGTAAGGATAGAAACTAAACCTTACTGGTCAAGAGATGGAAGCTCTACTGCTACTAAAGCATACTGGACTGAAATAGTACCTTTATGGAATCACCCTCATCATAATGCTTACCCAGATATTTTGCAGTTCGGAGACGGACCTAATGATTTCGGAGATGACTTTGTTGAAGTAGATACAGTAAATCCTATTCAACCTTTTCCAGGAGATGTTATTTTAGAAGGTAGACATGCCAACTCTATTAGGTTAGGAGGTACAAAACATTCTGAAAATCCTCTTGTAGATGATAGTAATAATGGTAAACCTTATACTATTATTAGAATAGGACAAACCGATGACGTAGAAGCAGGATA